TGAAACTTTTCAAAGCCACGAAAGTGAACATTTATGTTAGGTCGACCAAAGCTTGCGCTCACGGTTGCGCACGCAACGGGCGCAATTAATCGCAATCCTGATCGTTATAAATCGGACATTGATTTATCCCTCCATCCGCTCGGACCACCGTCACCGGAGATTGTTGACGCCGGATTGATCAATGAATGGTTTTTTATCATTCGTTCGGTTTCATGGGTGACGGAAGCCGATCGACGTTTAGTCGAACTAGCTTGTCATTATCGTGCGGACTTCTGGGAAAGGACGCGCTTCAAAGTGCCGTATGTCGACAGTGATGGAACGACCCACCCTGACATCATGGTTTTTGATATCGATCACCGCGCCGTAGGGCTAGAGCTGCGTATCCTTGAAAAGCTCGGATGCACACCGACCTCACGACCGAAAGTAACACCGCCGGGTAAGATGGCAGGTGGACGTGTGAAGCGTAAGGATTTTTGGTAATGCAAAGAGCATGGATCGATTGTTCGCCTGAATTCATCGCCGAAGCGGACTTGCCCAGATGGTTGCCGCGTGGATGGAAGATTGTCGGGTCGATGAATTCGCCAGAGGGCATTGTTCGATTGGTGATCGAGAACGACGGTTTGACCGGACCGTTCGTCGAGGCCATCATCGAAGTGACGGACACGGACACCACGCGCATGGTCAAGGTGGGGTTCCGCGAATGACACGCGACCATGCCATGGAAATGATTGCGGCCGCGTATAGGAAGCTTCGACAGGATGCCAGTCATCTTGAGAAAGTGCTTCAAACGATCACCGATCAAACGACCGAGGAGCATATCATGAGTGAGAAGGAACTAAAGCGCCTCGACAAGGCCATGACTGTGATGAAGGTCGGTTTCAAGATCGTGAAGAAGGTCAGCGGAGCGACGAAACGCTAATGGCATCCTTGAAGATCGACGTTGCCGCTCTGCTCGCCGACATCAAGGCCAACCAGGCGAAGTTGTCCGCGTGTTCGGTCCACCGCTTCCCTGACGAGATAGCATTCGGCGACCACTGGGTGTGTGAGCGCTGTGGCGGCCACATGCAGGTGGGAGAAGCGCTTTCTTACTGCCGTGGGTACCGGGCGGCCGGAGGGGACCCCCAGCGCGACGTGTGGGCGCCCTGGACCGACGTATGAGTCGCCATGTCCCGGCGAGCGCGTTCCTGACGCCTGGCTCTCCACCGCTCGACCCTGTGACCATGTATGCGGTCCTGGTGCTCACCGGGGTCGAGGTCGCGGGGCCATATGTGCGCGGTGCATGTCAACGCCACCTCGACGACCTCAAGCGCGGCGGTAAGCGTGGGATCTGGTTCGACTATACGCAAGCCGCCCGTGTGTTCCGGTTTTTTGAGGAACGGTTGAGGCTGACGGAAGGGCAGTTTGAAGGAACGTCTTTCAAACTTCATTTATCGCAATCGTTTATCCTCGGATCAATTTACGGATGGTTGCGCAAAAATGATCAGGGATTAATCGTTCGTCGGTTCAATCGTGCATATATCGAGCAGGCCAAGGGCAATGGAAAAGCACTTGATGTTCGAACACCTGTTCCGACACCGGAAGGGTGGTCGATGATGGGTGACTTGCGTCCCGGCGATACTGTGTTCAATGACACCGGATCACCATGCAATGTGACGGCGGTTAGCGGTCATATGGTTGACCGTCCGTGTTATCGGGTTCGTTTTAATGACGGATCGGAGATCATCGCCGATGCCGATCATCTATGGAAAACGGCCGCACTTCGAAGCGGTGGTAAAAAGGGACCGAAAGCGAAGGATGCACCGCGCAAGGGTGGATATGCCATCCGAACAACGGCACAGATATCCGCGACGTTGACAGTTGGACCGTCGAAGTCTGCACACCCGCAAGCATTGTGGAACCATCGGGTTGACATTGCCGGCGTGCTCGATCTTCCGGCGATTGATCTTCCGGTTCCACCTTATACGTTTGGTGCTTGGCTTGGCGACGGAGATACCGATTGCTCGCGATTGACGGTTGCTTATGATGATTGGGGGATTGTCGAGGCGATTGAATCCGAAGGCATCGAAGTGCGCGAGCATGTCAAGCATTCGGATACCACCGCGCGGGTGATCCTGGGTAGTAGCGGTCGCGCTGGTCCGCGCGGGGATAAGCTGCAAACGAAACTTCGTGCGTTGGGTGTTTTGGGGCGTAAGTTCATCCCTGTCCAATATCTTCGCGCGTCCGCTGATCAGCGAACGGCGGTCTTGCAAGGATTGATGGACACGGATGGAACGGTTTCTAAAAATGGTAGTCAATGCGAACTGACCCTGTGTTCATCCGGTCTTGCGGATGATGCCGTTGAATTGATTGCATCGCTTGGGTTCAAACCGATGCGCAACATCAGCGAAGCCAAATTGAACGGTCGTGTTGTCGGGTTTCGTCATCGGATATTATTTAAGGCGTATAGTGATCGACCTGTATTTCGGTTGACTAGGAAGGCCGAACGTCTTCGCGCGGTGCCGTCGACGCGGTCGATTTCTCAAGGTCGGATGATAATCGCCTGTGACCCGGTTCCGTCTGTCACGGTTCAGTGCATCAGCGTCGATAGTCCGTCCAGCATGTTTCTTTGCGGTCGGATGATGGTTCCGACACACAATTCGCCTCTCGTGGGTGGCATGGGTCTTTACGGCATGATTGCCGATAGTGAGCCGGGTGCTCAGATCTATTCGTGCGGCGCCAGCTATGACCAAGCGAACATCCTGTTTCAGGACGCTGTGAAAATGGCGCAAGCGGTCGAGGATTGGAACGACCCTGACGACCCGGTTATCACCTTTTCAGGCAATCAGAAGGTTTACAACATGGCGGCGCTTTCGCAGCCATGGGCGGCATCGTTCTTTCGACCCATCAGTAGAATGAAGGGTAAGGCCGGTTCCGGGCCGCGTCCGCACATGGCGTTGTGCGACGAGCTGCACGAGCACCCTAACGGCGACGTGATCGAGATGCTTGAACGCGGGTTCAAGTTTCGTCGGCAACCGTTGTTGATCATGATCACGAATAGCGGGTCCGATCGTCGGTCGGTGTGTTGGGCGGAGCACGAGCACGCCGTTGCGATCGTCCAAGGTGACATCGAGGACGACCGGACTTTTTCGTATGTTTGCGCGCTCGACGAAGGCGAAAAGCCTTTCGAAGACCCTGCATGTTGGAAGAAGGCGAATCCGCTTCTCGGCGTTACGATCACGGATGAATATTTGCGCGGTGTCGTCCAGCAAGGTCAGCAAATCGCCGGCAAGCAGAACAACATTTTGCGGCTGCATTTTTGCCAATGGACGGACAGCGCAACGGCATGGATCAGTCGGAAGAAGTGGACCGAATGCGAGGACCCTACGCTAACGCGCGACCAGATGCGCGGTCGCAAGGCGTATGGCGGCCTCGATTTATCCCAGACGAAGGACTTGACCGCGAAGGCGTGGATTTTCGACGACGGTTGGAAGGAAGTCGCGGCGATCGACCCGGCGACCCGTGTGGTTATTCCCGACGTGTTCGTGCGCAAGCCGGCTTACGTGCTCATGGTCGACAGTTATACGCCCCTGGAAACCATGAGGGAACGCGAAGACATCGACCGGGTTCCGTATGGTCAATGGGTCGAGAAGGGATTTCTCATCGGCACGCCGGGGCCTGTGGTGCGGTTTGACATCATCGCGGTCGACCTCATCCAGGATTGTAAGGACTTCGACGTCGTAGGCGTCGCTTATGACCGCCATTTGGTGCGCGACTTCCAAGAGGAAATCGACAAACTCAACGCGCCAGCCATACCGATGCACGACCACCCGCAAGGCACGTCATATCGGAAAGATTCCGAGCTTTTCATGCCGCGTTCCGTCGATACCTTCGAAACGTTGATTTTAGAAGGCCGCTTGCGTGTGTTCGTCAACCCTGTCGTGCGAACGGCGGTTGCCGGCGCGGTGTTCTGGAAATCGCCGGCCGGGCTCAAGCGGTTCACCAAAGACAAGGCTACCAACCGGATTGACCCGGCGGTGGCGGCTGCGATGGCGATTGGGCTTGCAACGCTCAACGAACCGGACGTCAATAGCGTTTGGAACCGGGTCGGCGCCGACGACGCACAGCGGCAAGAATCGGCAAACGCCGAAACCGCCGCTCTGGTCAACTCCGGTGAGATCGATTATTCAATTCTGAATGACCGCAATCACCCGTTGCATGAGTTGATGGTGCAAAGGTGGAATGATCGAGAAGATGATGACGACGATTAATCGGACAGTAACACACAAGCATCTGAAGTCTGGTAATCTAATTACTGTAATTGGTCGTGGTCGTCTTGAAGAAGATTTAACGCCGGTCGTTTGTTATGTCGAAGAACCAGAAGGCGAACTTTGGGTCCGTCGATCCGAAATATTCGACGATGGTCGTTTCGCCCCTGTGACCATATTTGCATGGTTGATCGAACACGGTGGTTCTAGATCGGACAAGCCGCTTTATATGTGTGGCGTCGATACGTTCGGGCGGTTTAAGTGGACATATGAACATGAGACGGCCGTGCGTTTCAGTCGTCAACAGGACGCTCATAAGGTCGCGAGCGGCGACCATCTAGCCGAAAATCACAGGGTGGTTGAACATGGTTGGGACGAAGCTTCTGGAGCGGCGCCAAGCGTTGACGCGGTCGAAAAACCAGCCGACTAATCAAGCTCTGACCATATCAGGGCGTGACGTCGAATATTCGCGTGTTTTTTACACCGGTAAGACGAAAGCCGGCATCAGAATAACGCCCGATAACGCCGTGACTATCTCGGCAGTGTGGGCATGCATTCGGTTTTTGTCACAATCGATTGCCGCGCTTCCGTGGGATGTGATCGACGACGCCACCAAAACGCCGGTGAGTTTGTCTGTTCCGGCGCAATCTGTTTTGCAACGTCCATCTAACGAATATTCGTCACTTCAATTCCGTGAAACCCTCATGCATTGGGTTTTGCGTTGGGGAAACGGTTACGCCGAGATTGAGCGGGACACTCTAGGACGCCCGTTGAAAATGCATCCGATCCATCCGGAACGTGTTTGTGTCATGCGTGACCCGATTACTTACGAGATTTATTATACTGTCGACATGATGGGCGGCCGCGCGCCGATTGTGCTCGAATTCAT